CACTTGAATGCTTGTAAACTCCTTTATTTGCTATTGTGTACGCTGCAAATGGCATATATTCCACCATAGCCCAATGAATAAGCATTGGTTTTAAATAGTTAACTGTTAAAGATAGATAGTTACCTGACAAAGTATTCGCAATAATATCCGCTTTAATCTTGTTGAGCAATTTTGTACCCATATAATTCTGCATGTGAATGTCTTGAGCAATTTTGACATATTGAATTATCTTGTCTACATCGGTGTTTCCATTCAATGCTGTATATCTAACGATATCGTCTCGGGTTATTAGTAATGCTTCTGCCATATCTTATTTCATATCGTGAGGCGCTTGATAAACTCTTGCGTCATTTGTTGGTAATATTTCTCCGGCTTTTCTTGCTTCTGCTGGCGTAACTTTTTTAGCTAATGGTGAAGTAATATCCGTTCCTTTTCTTCTATATGTTTCACGAGTCCAAAAATGCTTACAAGTTCCGTTAGGATATGCTTCAGATAGTAAGCCTCCGCCTTTCCATAACCAAATTGAATAAGGCTCATTTGGTGTTGGCTTCATTCCGAATCCAGGATTAACATTTATCTCACCCATTTTAATAATATCTTCTTTACGATATAGCTTGTTTGCAGCCATCATTTTTTGACAAAATACTCTTTCACCCGCTCCACCGCCTGAATATCTGTAACGAGTTCTAAATAGCTTTGTATCTTGTTCGGAATCTCTTTTAGGATATGCAACTCCGGTAGATGCTAAATGAATTACTTTAGTTAGTAAACTTGGATTATTTGCTTTGTGAATTAATTTATCGTTTTCTTCCTCATCCTCGTAATCAACCATTCTGCTATCTATTAACTCCCATTCTTCCAAGTCTAAATCACTTGCAAAACTTGTAGGGTCAATAGCACTCAATCCAAATGCAGCCGGCTCAGGTAAATCACTACCGCCTTGCTCCGGTGCTAATCCAACCAATGCACGAATCTCATTTGGTGTCATTGATTCAAGTACTTTATTTGCAACCAATGGAGAAAGTGAATTAATACCTTCAATTACTTTGCTGCCTTCGTTGTTCGTCAAATCACCTTCCGAATCCAATGGATTTAAGTCTTCGAATTGTAAGTTTAAACTGATTCCGTTGTATGCAAGTATTGAATCGAATGCCTCAAGTATCTCATTTTGCATTGGTGTAATAACCATATTGGTGAACAAGATAATTGAATTGCGTAATTCGTCTGCATTAGAACCGAATCCGTTAGAACTTGCCACACCAAAAATAAGCGGTGAAGTTACGTTATGTCCAAGCATTATTTTACGCATTGCCTCCTCGCTCAAGTAGGTAAAATGTTCCGGAGCATTGTCTAACGGAATAGAGTCGATTGTAGTTTTACTTTCTGCGTTACGATTAAACGCTACGATTACTGGATTTCCATTTGCTCCAGTAAGTTTGTTTATTACCTTAGATGCAATCTGTTCCTGCTGCTCCTCCGTAGGTATTCCGTTTGAAAAATTTACCACGACCCGTCCCGAAAAATGATTTTTTACATCGTTAATCAAATAATCCGCAATTTCTTCTTCCAACATTGCATAAGGTAAACTACCTTGATAGTCAGGATAGCTATAATATTTCATTCCAACCGCATAAGGCTTAGAAAATAATATTTCTACCTCATCTTTTGACGTGCCAAATGCCGAGTATCTTTGTGGTTTGAATTTCTTTACATCAGTCCAATCATCCGAATAGTAATAACCCTCGATATTTCCATCTTCATTGCACTTTTCTGCACGAATTAAGTTAGTCGGTATGTGGTAAGCCTTAAGAATCTTTGAATGATCTTTAGAATAATGTACCTGAATAGCAAATTGACCTAACATTTTTCTATCCATACAGATTTTACGCACACAATCCTTGTTAAACAAAGACATCATTTGCGCATATTCGTTAGGCTTTCTTGACGCATCTAACGCACTTAATCCACGCCCGTATATTAAGCGTGAAATGTTGTTTATTATTGCGTTATTCGTTGTAGAATTCGTGTATCTGTCTATTAAAAACTGATAATAGTTATTATCCTCGCCATATTCTACCCAAGCATCACGCTTTGATTCTTGAATAGTAGGTGTAGAATAAGCCGCTAAATTTAATATGTGAACATTACTCATAAACTATGAATGTATTTTGTGTTGAGTTGCTTGTATATTGTGCATTATTTACAGAAAAACTTGAAGTGCTTTGATCTGTACAAAAAATCTTATCTCTAAAAATTATTCTTGAATAATCCTTTATTTCAATTGTGTAGAAATGATTTTCTTTAAGGTTAAAAACACCACTTAATCGAATATAATAATCAAAATTAGAAAATTCATATCCAGTTAATTCTACCGTAGTATTTGTTTGCTCATCAGTTATGTATATATTCGTGAAAATTGTGCTTCTTGGGATGAAGTACATTTTTTGTGTATTTACATTTTCTGTCGTTAGAATTACCATATATAACTATAATTAACTTTTAGTTATTTTGTTTTGTAAATCAAAAAAGGCTACCCAAACGAGTAGCCTTAATTAGAGAAATGTATTATTAAAGATTAAGAAACAACAGTAGTTGCACCACCCGTAAACAAATCTTCTAATGTTGTTTGAGTTGTACAATTCATAAAGCTTGCTGGAGAAGCCTCCATCGAACTGAATGTCAAATTATAGCCATTAAAATCACCCATTGAAACTCCACTCGAAATAGTTCCCGCAGTAACGTCTGCTCCTTGCTCAAGTCCCATCATAAAGAATTGGTGGTTTCTTGTTTCAACGATTATTCTTGGTCTACCCGCAGCAAGCATTTTAACTTCTTTTGTAGTTTTTGCATTTTGCGTCTTCAATTGGATAGTTAAAACTTGCTCATAAAAAGTAGTTCCGTTATCTCTTGAAGTTTGGATTGTTTGCTCAAATCCGTTTGCGCCTTTCAATTCGTATTTGTATAAAGGAATTGATGTTGCGTTTGTTATAGATGCAATTTGTTCTGAAAATTCAGCAGAACCATAAACAACATCTTCTGTATCTAATTCGCCATAGTTGACAAAATAGATATTTAATAAGCCTGAAATTGAATCCTTACAAGATTCCATTCTGCCCATACTTACTTCACAAGCCATATTTTTAAGTATTAAAAAAGGGGAAAGGAATAACCCAATCCCCTTAAAGTTTATAAATTAATTAATTAGTTTGCAGCGTTAGGAATTCCGTATGTTACTACATCCTCAATTGCCCCAATTTGTACACCCGCTTGGTAACGCATAATTACTCGGACATTTTTATCACCCAAAGTTGCGCTCGTGTCTATAACCTGAACTTCTGTTAAGTCACTCATCAAACCAGTACCGAAATACAAGTTAGCAGTTTGAGCGCAAATAGCAGTATTAGCAGCAAGACCATTAACAACGAACAAAGCAACACCATCGAAAGTCAAATCTCCGTTAGTATACCATTGTGTACCCAATGCATTTGTACCTGAATTTGAAGTAGCAGCTACAGAGAACCCTCCAAGCGCACGAACATAAGCACGAGCAATGTTTGGAGCAACATAGATTTTCAAATCTTCTTTTCCGTAAACTGTTTGCGGAATAGCATCAACGATTTTACCTAATTCAGTAATTACGTTAGCAGCCGTAACTGTTGTTCCCGCAACTTCTTGAGCAGCCGGTAATAAAGCATCTGTAGAAACGATTGAACCGAATCCTGCAAATTGTCCTGCAGTAGCACCAACACCTTGCCAAATTGAAGTCTCAGTAGCAGCAGCAACTTTTTCGGAAACGTGTGCAATTAAGAAATCAGCGAATGTTTTTGGTAGAACATCGAATGCGGAATAACCCATTGAAATTGCGTCCCAATCTGACTCAAAAGAAGTCTTACAAAGGTTAAGGTTAACTTGTAATTCTTTAGGTTGCAAAATTCTTTCTGTTAAAGATACTGTTCCCGTTGGTGTAAAATCACAACTTGCATCTTTAATCAAGTTAGCATCAGATGTTACTTTCTTAACAACTTGCTTGTATTTTACATTAGGAATAATTGTAACTCCATTCTTGTCTAAAGTTGGAGCGGACAAAAGAGCAGCAGCGATGTATTTCCCTGCAAACTCACCAGCATAACTGGTACTTACATTAACTGTAGTTGGCATAATTTAATTTTTTAGTTTATTATTTATATTATTTATTTAATTTTTCGTATATCGAATCCATTACAGAACGTGAGCGTCCATTTGCATATCTCGTCACCTCTACCGGTGTAGTGTTTTCAGGATTAAACGAAATTGGTTTTGGAGTTTCAGTAAGTTCAACAACTTCTTCAACTTTGGATTTTTCTACTAATGCTTTTAATTCTGTGATTTCTGCTCTTAACGCTTCGATTTCCGAAAAGAAAGATTCTTTAGTTACAGATTCAATAGTCTTTTTTGGTGTTGCAGAAACAGATGGCGCTTCAACTTCAGCAGCAACTTCTTCTTCAACCGGAAATTCAGGAGCTTCTTCTTCTTTAACTTCCATTTCCTTAACTTCAGCAATAAGACCTTCTTTTAAAACGATTAAGATTCTACCATCTTCCATTTCGTACTCTCCAACTGGTACGGGAATTTTTTGTTCGTCTTCAGTAACTACGAAAACTTCCATTTCAGGTGCGAATGAATCAGCTTCTAAAACTGTCATTCCATCAGCGAGCTTCATTTGCTCTAATTTTACTTCCATATTAAGTAAAGTTTTAATTTGATTTATAATGTTCATATATGTATAATTAAATTGTTATTATTTTGTTTTAGTTTTTGCTTAATTACTTGTTATAACTCTTGTGCCACTTGTTCTTTCAACGTTGTTTACAGTTGCAGAAATACCACTTCCAATTCCTTGCGCTTGTAGTGTTCCATCGCAGCATTTAGAATCGTATGTTCCATTATCGCACAAACAACCACGCTTACCACCTTTTGGGCTTGTCTTACTTAAAGTCTTATTTTTTGCCATTGTTCAAGATTTGTTTAATTTTTTCTATTAACTCGTTTTCCTCTTCTATTGCTTTTAAATCCATACTATCCGAAAATCTACCCTCAATTGAATAGCCTTTAATTTTACCCGATTTCACATCGTTCCAAACATCCTCGTTGTCTACTTTCATAGCAACCATCCAAGTACCTTTAGGAAATGAAAATCCGTACAATTTAGATTTGTCCATTTCGGCATCTTCAATAATCCACGATTCCACAACTGACATATCTTTAAGTTTGTGGTTATGTTCCATTGTAACTTCATTTTGATAGTTACGCATAAGGAATAATTGACTTGCTTTCTCTATTGTAGCTTCCGAAAACCAAATGTCGTACACCTTATCATTCTTATCTAATCTTGGTATCTTCTTATTTGGAATCAACGCAGCACCCATAAGCACTTTTTTCTCCTCATCAATTACTTTCAATTCAACTACCTCCTCCGATAATGCGATAAAATCCGATTCAATAGCCGGTTTATTTACTACTGAAATAGCAAACACCTCATCCGTTTCGCTTTTCTCATCAATGATTAATTCTACTAATTGTCTTTGCTCCATATTTCTATAAGTTAAAAAGTTGCGTTTTGTATTCGATTTCTGTCTAATGCTTGTGCAGATGTTACCTCGCCACTTACCACATACGCTTGTATCGGTTGTCCACCAAGTTCTGCAAGTTGGTTAATTCCTGAGTTGCCTACGATGTTGAAGTTAGGCGCAGAAACACCACCCGCACCACCGCCACCACCACCAACTGGAGGAGCAGATGGAGCAGTTCCACCTCCCAATGTCTTTAATGCCTTACCCGTTGCTGCGATATTTGCCGCTATTCCAATACCCGTAGAAATATTATTTAAAGCAATAACCGGAACTGCTGCTGCTCCACTTGTTGCGATTGCTTGTGGTGTTGCTAATGCTGCTACGTTTGCAAGTTTATTAGCTATAATCATTTTAGCAATACCTATTGCACTCTCCGCAATAACTGCCGCTTTTTGTACTCCTTTTTGTTGCTCAAATAATCCTCTAATTAATTGCACACCTTGTAGTGCAACATCTAAACCTTGCATTTGAATAGCCGCCTTTTGTTCTGCTACGGCTTTTGCATTTGATATTTCCGCATCTGCTGCTGCTTTATCTAATGCGGCTTTATCTGCAATATTTTTAGCGTCAACTACTTTTTGTGCTTCTGCAATTTCGTTTAATTTATCTTGCTTTAATTGTTCGGCATCAAGTTCTAATTGTATGTACTTTGTGTTTACTAAATTTTCCTCATTCCTTTGTGCTTCAATTATTTGTGTAGCATCTTTATTGTATTTTTTAGCGAGTTCAATTTGCGCTTTATACTTTTCGGATATTGCATCAAGTTCAAGTTGTTGGTCTGTTTTTATAGCGTCTAAATTTGCCTTTGTTGCTGCTGCTAAAAATTGTGTTAATTGTTCTAATTCAGACTTTCTTTTTGCTGCTCTTTCCTCTGCTCGTTGGATTGCCTTTTGTCTTGCTTTTTCCGCTTCCTCTTCTGCTTTCTTTTCCGTATCAGTCAATTCTCCAGTTGCAGCACCGGTCTTTTTTAATGCATCAATTTTCTTTACTAAAGATTTTTCCGATTCGTCAATAGATTTGATTTGCTTCTCCAAAGATTTAGTAGAACTATTTTGAAAGTCTCCTAATTTTTTTGTAGCATTTGCTGCATTTTCAGCACCTGAACTAAAACCTAAAAAACCATTTGCAGCACTTTCTCCATAATTGAAAGTAGCCGTTCCCGCATTCTCTATTGCTTCGGTTTGAAGTTGTAATTGTAATTGAGATTTTTTAGTATATGTTTCCTCACGAATAGACGCAAGTGCTTCTGCTTCTGCTTGTAATTGAAGCAGTTTTATGTTGTCTCCTAATTGCTCATTTATACTTTGGATAGAATCCTTTTCTAAATTAACATTACGCAAAAGTCCTGGATAATCTGCTTGGAATTCCTTTATTAATTTTACTTTTTCAGCACGATTTAATGTCTCATCCTTTAAAGAATTACTTAATTTATCTGCTGCATTTACTTCTTTGCTAATTGCTTCTGTTGCTTGTTGCGCTACCTTATTATTTAATACTTGCGCTTCTGTTGCAAATCCTAAAGCCATTGATACTTGCTCCCAATTTGCTACTAATAAAGCAACACCCGCAATTAACGCACCAATACCCGTAACTAAAAATGCTTTACTTGCCGCAGTCATTCCGGTAAATGCAGTCTTAACAACCGCTCCTAATTGTACAAATGAATCCTTTGCCTCTAATGCCCCTTGTATACCTTGAGACAATGCCATTGCGGATTGTACCTTGAGTAATGTTTTTTGTAGGTCTTCCGATTCCACACCAATTAATCCCATTGCGCCCTCATAGGCTTGGAATCCGTTTAATACTCCACCAATAGATGCACTTAAAGAATTGAATTTAGCGTCAGGGTTGAACGCATCTGTCAAGTCTTTAGCGTCAGCAATTTTGTCCTTAAGAATACCGGCAGCCTTTGCAGCATCAGTAGCCTCTTTACTTGTTGCGCCAAACTTATCCGACAATACGGCTACTTGTAATTGTGCCTCTTTTAATTGTGTCTTTAAAGATTTAGAAGCATCTCTTACTTCTGTGATTTTATTCTCAAGTTGCCCCGCAGCATCTGCCGCAGCTTTTGCTTCCTTTGACGTTTCTCCAAATTCTTTCGCTACGGCTTTTGCGTTTGCTTTTGCTTCTTTTAATTTTACCCTTAAAGCATCAATGCCAATTTCCTTAACATCTAACTCAATCGTTCTTTTTTCCGCCATCTCTATTTGTTTTTGCCATTATTATTTCTCTTCTCGCTTGTTTCCAATGTGCCTTTATACTCGTTGAAAACTTGTACTTTCCTTTGGCAATTTCTATGCTTTCCGAAACTCCTAAATGCTCACCTATTTGTAGCATTGCTATTATGTGTTTTACTATCATTCTTGAATTATATATAAATGTGTAATTTCTTCTGTGCCATCTTCCGATTCCGAAGTAAGTAAAATATCGTACACCTTACCGCCACCTTCCTCGCTTCGTAATTTGATTAATTGCTCAGTAACTAATGCGTCTCCGCTTTCTGTTCCAATAGTGTAGAATGCGCTTGTATTAGTTGGATAAGTAAATACTACTTCCTCGTCCGTATATACAATTGACTTGCTCGCAGTAACTCCCGTTGTACCTACATCAATAGTAACCTTTGTAACTTGATTACCTACAAGTATTGGAACTGTAATTGTTCCGCTTGGTTTAGGTACTGGAGAAGTAGTTATGGCGTTCATTGCTCTAAAATCCAATATCAAAACAAACGTAACCTCACCACTTGTTAACTCGGATTTCATTTCGTTTATAATGTAACGCTTGTCCCGAATAATCAATCTATCATTTAAACGCAGACTTGTCAGAATAGAAATAGGCAGTTTAGTCTTGTACGTATACATTCTATTTTTACGTGCGTACAAGTTATTTAAATAGCCCGAATAATATACGCTATAAATGCTGTTTGGATTTACTACATTATACAAAGTTGAAATATCCGCACCAAAATTAAGCGACCATTTGAAGTTATTGTACGTCAAGTCTTGCCCGAATGGTCTATAACTTGTTAATGTATCAACTGTCGAACCATTATCAAACTTAAAACTACACGTTTTTAACTCCTCTAAGTACATTAAAGATGGCTTTGGAATGTATGGTGCATAGGTTTTATCTAAATAATATCCTACTTGTAAATTTGTACCCGTAAACTTTTGAAATAATAGGTTTTCAAATGGTACTTTTACCTGATATTCGCTTGATTCATAGTTATAAGACTGCTGTAAATCACCATATTGCCTGCCAAATGTATCATAAAATTCTACATTTTGGAATGATTGTGATACTTCATGCGTAAATGCAATCTCTTTATATACTTTTATGCGCTCAATATCTACAGAATCGATGTCAGTATATGGTGTTATATTCAATATTCTGCCTTTCTTATACCAATCTTCTAATGGCTCAACTTGAAATGCATATGGTGTTAAGCCGTAGCAAGTAAGATTGAATTTCTTAAGTATTCCCGTAATGAAATCT